CCAGAGCGCACGGGCAGAGACTGTCTTGTAGACTCGATCTTCAAATACAAGGTCAAAGTCACTGTCTGATTTAACAGCTTCCATAAACTCATCCGTAACCCCTACAGAGATATTGAACTGGGTTAGATCAGTGCTATTGTTCTTTGCTCGAATAAACTTCTCGATATCGGGGTGATCCACCCGTAGTACGCCCATCTGAGCGCCCCTACGGTGTCCTGCTGATGCTATTGTCTTACAAATGCTATCAAAGATGCCCATGAAGGACATAGGGCCACTAGAACGGCTCTCTAGGCTTCGTATGAGTGCCCCGTGAGGACGTAGCGTACTGAAGTCGTAGCCTATGCCACCACCTAGCTGCATTGTACGCGCTGCATTCTTAGCAGCATCCATTATACCGCTCATACTGTCTTCAATAGTACCGCTAACAAAACAATTGTATGGTGTCACCTTACGCGGTGCGCCCATAGCAGACTGCACACGCCCTGCGGGAAGGAAACGCTGGTTATATAGAATGGTGCGGAAGTTATCGAAATGACTTTCATTGTCTTTCAAGGATTCAGCTACGCGGGTCATTGCTTCGCGGAATGTCTCCCCCTCACTACGATACTTCATAGCGTGGATTTCTTCAGAGATATTCAGAGTTGGTCCGTATTCGTTTTTTATCATTATTTAGGCTCCACTAGGTCGGATAGGTTAGGATATTTATAGTTCGGGCCTTTAACGACTTTCCCTGCCTCGTTTTTGATAGGTTTGCCGTCTAAGCCTAGCTTAGAGAGGTTGGAGAAATGGACACGCCGTAAGGCTACGTCTAAATCCCATCCATAGGTGGCTGCATAGCCATAGAGTACATACGCAAGGTCTGCTATTTCCTTGAGCATGTTGTCTGGTTTATTGTCTGCACTTGCGTCACAGACTTCACCATATTCTTCTGAGATCAAAGACCAGCGAAGGGTTTCCAGACTGGCATCCTTCTGCCATTTTTGGTCTAAGGGCTGCTCCATGCGTTCAGCAAAATCACGTACCATCTCGTATGGCGTCATGTGATTAGAAACCCAGTCAGGATATACGTCATCCCAGCCCACTTGGTTCAATTCTTTTTTTTCTAAAGGTTCAGCTAGGGATGCTACGGCATCGATATCTTCTTGTGTGATCATTCTTCTAGTTCCTCAATTAAACGATCCAAGTACCAACGGCACTTCTTTAGGTCTTCAAGGCCATTCTTGTACGGCCATCTCCAGAGATATTTGAAAGCATTCTGCCAACAGTAGGCAGCGTGAGGAGCAACCTTAGCCCCCTCAGACATAGCTTCCATTGCGTCAATGCATTCGATTGCGGATGAGTTGTAGTGAGGTGGCTTATTGACCATATCTCTACGGTTGGCAGTGCCTCGTATTATGGATGCCTGTTTCTCTATCCTAGTCATTTCACGAATAGTATCTTGCATCAGTGTAGCTTCTTCTTGAAGTCTACTACGTTACCATTCTTGTCCTTACGTCTTTCACGGACAATCTCCAGAAGCTCTTCGTCTGGCTCAAAGTCAATCTCATATTCGGCATCATCTTCGTCATCAATGATTTCACGAAGAGTGGCTATCTCACGAAGTAGAGCGCCTTGGAAAGCAAGGGTTTCGATCTCACATTTAATCTTATAGGTAAGACCGTTAATGGCATCCAAGTAGAACATAACTTGAGCTTCTTCCATCGTAGCACTCAGATTGTGTTCAATTTGAAGGTCAACTATATCGGTGTCCTGATCTATTCTAAGGTCAAGACGGATGCTATTTGCATCAATTTTTGATTTTGGCATGATTACTTTCTAGCGGTTAATTTGAAGAAATGTTCTGCATCAAGGAGCGCCAAAGGCTTTTGGCGATCCCCTTTAATAATAGCTAACGGCTGAACACCTTTAGGGCAGTTCTCCGTAGCCTGTTCCATGATTTTATAAACAGCAAATGCCTTGTTAGACTTACACTCGACTGAGTATGGAAAGCAGCGTCTAGCAGCAGGGGATAGAAGAAGGTCTTCTCCATTGGCCCCCATAGAAGTACTGCGGATATCGCCGTCTTCTAATTTAGGAAACGTAGAGTATAATTTATCTCTAACCCACTGCTGTAATCGTCTACCCTTAGCCTTAGCACTCTGTGCCTTTATAGCCATGAGGGTAGCTCAATTATGCTATAATCACCCCACCCAGTGTCGTAGTTTTCATCTTCCGTAGCATCAGAGATGATAGCCAAGGTACGGTGCATTCGCTCAGTAGCACTGTCCAACAGCCTTTCGCTGACCGTATGTATATGAGAACAGTAGGGAGCAGACTTCTCTACAGTAATGAAACTGAATGAGTTTACGTCAATATCAGCTAACTTACACACGTATAAGTAGAACGCAGCCTGAATATCGTAAGCGTACTTGAAGCACTCCCTAGAAAATCCCATAGGACTTGCATCCATAGTAGTTTTTACATCATATACAGTCTTTTCAGACTCTATCAGCAAATCCGGCCTAGTCTTTAGCTGCAACCCTGTGTTTGGACAGGTAGCAAAGATACTTACTTCGTTTACCCGATCAGCATGACGCAGTAGCTTCTTGCAGTGAGCATTTTGAAGGGTAGTCTTAGACATTTTCTTAGCAACGGCATATTCTACCTCAGTTAGAAGCACTTGATCTTCATTCAGGGATGCTTCCATATCCACAAAAGCCTTAGAACGCTTGGTCTTTGGACCTCGTATTACAAGGTCACGATCTTCTTCCAGAAGGAGTGCATGGACGGCTGTTCCCATAGTAAAAGCAGCAGTCTGTGAACGCTTTTCGCCTTTCCAATGTGCTAGAGATTTCTTGTACACCGACTTAACGGCAGAGGACGATATACCACTGGTCGAGTGGTATACCGCATTACTCATTCCTTGGACAACGCCCATTTAAGCAACGTCTGCCTCTAGCTCATCAAGATGATCCATCAATGCCTCATCAGCCTGTGCTTCAGCCATATCCATATTGGCCTTCTTCCACGCTTCTTCAACACGTTTGTTTTCACCACTCACCAGACCACCTACAGCTTGAATGCTGTCGTAGATTTCCTGTGACATTTCAAATGGTTCACCAAACTGAGGATCAAAGTGCATTACATAGTATGTTGCACCCTTAACAGACTTCTGCTTCTCAGCTTTAAGAACACTCTCAAAATCCCAGATCATACGTTCACCCATTCGGTTCAGTACGTCATGATAAAATGGCCCATAGTTCTTACGCTTTAATGAAAGAACACATGGTTGATTTTCTATGGTGCGTTCCTCACCATTAGCAGTCTTACCAGTATACGATACAATACCACGCACGATACGGTATCGGTCAATGCCCAAATACTTCTCACGCTCTTTCTCAGTAAAGTTTTTAGACTGCTCATATGTTGGCATATTGCAGTTATACCCGCCCAACATATCACGGCCTTCATCCTTTGCGTACTGTAGCAAGATAGATTTATTAATAAGACCTTGCTCACCCCAGTGTTGATACTGGATGTGATTACTCAGTGCCCGAAATCTAACGCCGTCTTTGGCGTAGACACGATCACCAACAGGAGTATTCAAAAAGAATGATCCCAAGGGAATTTGCACCCCATTAGCGTCTTCACCCTGTGAATTTATCTTCAGAGTCGGGATGCTTGGTCCTTTGCTACCTGTTTGTGCAGCGCCTAATGTAGAAGCGATATCTGCAAGGCTCAGGTCGCCTTCTTTAACAACTAAGTCAGTCATCTATGTTTCCTTAAAAGTGAGCTTTCATTGTACCGCAACTAGGTGGCAGTAGTCAACTCTAATTCGTGTTGATCGAGCCAATTAGTTCCAGCACTTATTTCGATATCGAAGGGCACAACTGACTTGTAGTTGAACCGTTCTAACATCTCTTCATCTATACCCGTCATGGCTATATGTAGTAGTTCTTTTACCTTTTCTAACTCATCCTTGTGGCAATCAACCACAATACTGTCGTGGACTGTTAAGATTAATTTACTCTTAAGTTTGTTCTCTCTGAACAGTCTAAGAGCGCGGATACAGGCCAATGGTACACAGTCTCCTGTGGCAAAGCCTTGTATGGGGTAATTAACTATCTGCGTGGCATTCGTTACCCTACCATTTCTGGTACGAACAACATTAGGCCAGAAGTATTGCCGCCCACTAGGAACTTGAACAATACCATTCTTAAGTACACCAGTCATAAGACGATCTTGGTAGCTCTTAAGACCCTCGTAGATGTTAAAGAACTCAGCGAAGTATGTCTGTACGTGAGGCGGCTCTAAGGCACCCTGACCGCCGTATAACGGAGCAAACGAGTACTGCTTCGCCGCCTGTCTAGCATCTTTACTGACTTCAGACGGGTCACACTGATTGATGATAGAAGCAGTCTGCTTATGAATATCTTTACCGCCAAGTATGTCAGCAATGATCTGACTATCCCTACTTAATTCCCCAGCCATTCTAAATTCTAGGCCAGAGAAGTCTGCCTCAACAACCAGACCGTCATTTTTGAACCTAGATACGATAGCCTTCCGCACGGGAAAGCCTCTCTTGGGCTGGTTTTGAAGATTGGGATTACTACTACTTAATCTACCAGTGGCAGTGATGCATTGGTTAAAATTAGCGTGTAGAAGACCAGTAGACCGCGTACCTATCTGTATACCCTTAACAAAACTATCAAGGTAGGTGCTGATGGCATTCAATCGACTGATCTTGGTAAGGAACTCTACAGCAATAGCGTTACCCTTACCCTCAGCCTGTTGTACAAGCATCTTAATGGTATTCTTGTCAGTCTTGAAGCCGTTGATAGAGGCGTAGTAGGGTGACTTAGGGGTCATCTTAAGACCAGCCGTCTCACCAGTAGCAACGTATATAGCCCCAGCACCTGAACATACCTTACACTTGGTCCTGTTCTTATACGGATCACCTTGAACCCTGTACTTCTTACCAAGTTTAATCTTTGTGACTTGCTTATACTTTTGAATCGATCCTCTACCGTCACAGTCGGGGCACTTCCTAGCCATTGTCTTTTGAACAACCGCTGTGGTTGATCTAACAGCAGCAGAGAACTCCCGTGGCTTCATGCGAGGTGGCATCAAAGACTTACCCGCAGCATTCGTACCTATGTTGAACGTCTGTTGATGTGCCGCCCTGTTAGTGACCTCACGCGAGTATACCACCTTGGTCATGTCTGCCCCGCTATTTAAATTAATAGGGGTATCACCCATGACCTCTTCAACTATCTCGTACAGACGCTTAGTCAGTTCGTTCTTCTCAGTCTCAAACTGTAGCTCAACCTCTTCAAGTTTATCGAGATCGATAGCTGTACCATTGCGCTCTATCTCTACCAAGAACATAAGCATCTCGTTCATTAGATCGACTACAGGAATAAGAGACTTGTTCTCTTCCTTCTCGTAATCTTCCATCTGAGCAACGTACAACTCAGCAGTTGTGCGGATATCAGCTTCCAGATACTCCAGCATAGTGCCTACAGGCATCTCTTCAAAGCCAGTGCCCGACTTGAACAGTTCATCCACCAGATCAGACTTCTTCAGGTTCTTCAGCTTACGCCGGATGCCACATTCCTTGAGCGACAGTGGACGCCTCTGTCCTTTAGACAGAAGATATTCTCCTATCATAGTGCAGTAAACGTGTTCAGGAATACGGAATCCCATCTCTAACAGCCAGATCACATCAAACTTACCGTTGTGGCACACAAGCATAGACGCCTGATCCAAGGCATCCTGAAGCATCTCATGCTCATCCGGCTCTATGACATCATGGTGAAAGTATACATCCTTATGTACAGTCATTTCACCGTCAAAGTTCAGGAACCCATACCCCGCAGCAACACACTTGTTTATTTTATTAAACGGGCTGTTGTCTATCTTGCCATCGTATCTCTCGACGCTGGTTTCAAGATCAAGAATTAAGATACTACTCATCTTCTTCATCCCCATTCCAGTAAACGACTGACGTTACTTTGCATTCAGAGCAGCTAAACGTGGAGTAAAAATCGTATACATCATCGTCATGATCACCGCCCCAGATCATTTTATTATTACACTTCGGGCATACATAGTTCTCATACGACATAGCGGCTCACTTCTGGCTCCATCATGCACGGGATAGTTCCATGATAGCCTGATAGCTTATTCTTCATAACAGTTAAGAATCGGCTGTTGTCTGGTCCGTCTTCCTCACCGCTGTTCAATTTACCAATGCCAATGATCAGGTCAGCTTCAGCAGCCTTACCAACACGACTACCTTCCATCATAGTCATAGTCAGTCTGGTACGGTTCTCAGCTTCAGCAGAAGCCTGAGATACACCGATCAATGCACAGTCATGCTTCTTAGCAGTCTCACGTAGCCGTCTATACAGTTCCCGTAACCTCTCATGCCCAGCATTGAAGTTACCAGCAACAGCCAACTTGTCTGCCTGATCCACTATAACAATGTCAGGGTTAACCTTGGCTATGTAGCTTTCCATCTTCTGGATATCCCACTCTTGGACATCCTTCATGATCAGATTGTCTTTAATACCAGAATAACGGGCAACCGCAGCAACAGGATCAAATTCTATTTCTGGGCGCGTAAGACCAGTGTATGATTGTATGGCGCGTAACTTAGTACGCTTGGTGCTTTCTTCATTGCCCAAGTATAATACCTTAGCACCTTGTTGGCAGAATCCCCCCGGTGCAGCACACAGAGACACGATGAAAGCAGACTTCCCAGTCTCAGGACAGGCAAACACTACAGCAAATTCACCACCACCAATGCCATATACGTGACGGCTCAGGGTTTCGATATTGAACTGCCACCTG